TAGACGAAGGCATAGAGTGTTTTTGCACAGAAAAAGATGTTGGAATATTAGCGCCCTGTGCAGAATCTCCATTGGTTTGTGGCGAAGGATATAAAACATGTGAATGTGAAGACCAAACTTGCGCAAGTTTTAAGATGACTGATTGCTTTGCTTCGTGTCACTGGTTCCCAGATCTAACACCACCGGACGCAGTGTGCGACCCATATTTAGGAAGTATAGTTCCAGAGGACTGTAATAATCATGATGACAACTGTAATCAATTAGTTGATGAGGATTTGTTTTCTATTTGCTATAGTGGACCACCTGAAACGCTTGGCGTGGGCATATGTTTACCTGGTAACTTTTATTGTAAAGAAGGCATATGGGGCAGTGAACTTAATTCTACCGGTGTGTTTGTTCCTGAGTTGTGCATGGATGAAGTTGTGCCAATGGATGAAGATATATGCAGCGGAGAAGACACAAACTGTGATGGCTTAATAGAAAAAGAACTACAACCTACTGATATTCTTTTAATTGTTGACATGTCTGGCTCCATGCTTAATGATATTAACGCTGTGTTCTCGGCACTAAGTCAGTTTGCTGTATATTACAGTGATTCTGAAATTATAAAATGGGGTCTTGTTTTAATCGCCGTTGATGAATACGATATATATTTTGATAAAGATATTGAGAAGTTAACAATAGAAAGCAATTTAACTGATTTTGAAAGTTTTATGACTTCATTTGCAAATGTTGATACAACAGAAATGGGCGGTGGAGATGAGCAAAGTTTAGATGCCATTTATCTTTCACTACAGAGTTTAGTTGGAAATGGAACATTTGATATTAGCTCTGCTACTTGGTTTGATGGCTGGAGTGCCACAAACATGTCAGTGCCTGAAAAGGAAAACTGGAATATAGAGTGGAGAGAAAACACGAAAAGAGTAGTAATACTTTTTACAGACGAAGAACCTCAAAGTTATTTGGTTCCAAAATTAACACAAAGCGATGTTATAGACTCAATGAAATCTGCTCCTGAGTTTAGCTTCTATGTTTTTAGCGCTGGTTTTGGAAATGTATATTGGGATAATATTGTAGACTCCCTTCAAAAAGCAAAGAAATTTGATTTAGTGCCCATTGCTGAACAAATGTATGGAAGTCTTTTAAGTATCCTCGATGAAACTGCCTGTGGTGAAAACTAATTCTTTAACTATTTATTCTCTTGTGTTATAATAAAACCTCACTTGGAGGGTTTTATGATATCAGATATAGTTGTAGATTTACAGTATGGTGACTGTGGAAAAGGAAAGGTTACGCATCACCTTTGTAGAACAGGAGAATATACACATGTTATTAGATACAATGGCGGTTGTAATGCCGGCCATACTATCTTTCATAAAGGGAAAAAATTTATTACTCATCACATACCTGCCGGTGTATTTTTTGGCATTCGGTCCATTATTGGTCCGGGGTGTGTCGTCAACGTGGAACAATTTTTCAAAGAGATTAAAGAGTTAAAAGAGGGCGGAATCGACACAGATGGTCTTGTATTTATCGCTAAAAATGCTCACATTATTACGCAAAGTCACATTGAAGAAGAGGCAAAGGAAACAAAAATAGGCACAACTAAACGTGGTAATGGTCCCGCTTACCGGGATAAGTTTGCTAGAACTGGATTGAGAGCAGAAGATGTGCCTGAGCTTAGACCATATTTAATAGACCTTTATGAAGAACTGCACCAGCGTTATGCAAATCCAATTATTCTTTTTGAAGGCGCTCAAGGCTTTGGCTTGGACATCGACTGGGGTTCTTACCCTTATGTCACTTCATCTAATTGTATTTCTGCAGCTGCACTTATGAACGGGGTGCCACCGCAAACAGTAAGAAATGTTTATGGTGTAGCTAAATCTTATGAAACTTATGTCGGGTCTAAGAAGTTCCAACCTGCAGGCGAGGTGTTTAATAAAATACAAAAAGAAGGTCAAGAATACGGCGCGACAACTGGTAGGGTTAGACAAGTAAACTGGATGAATTTAAACTTTTTGCAAAAGGCAATTAATATTAATGGCGCCACACACGTTGTTTTTAATAAAATGGACGTATTGGAGAATGTTGGGCACTTTGCTATTAATGAAAACAGCACTCTTAAACGGTTCATTGATGCTACACACATGGAAGAATATATTAGACAAAGATTGGACAAAGTGCCTTTTGTTAAGTCTGTTGTTTTTTCTCGTTCCCCTCACGAAGTCTAAACTAAAATAACCAACTATTTATTTTATGAATAATATCCGCGCATACGCCAACGATCTGTTGGAGTTTTTTCATCAACGATATAAACTTCAAAACAAACCTACTATAATTTTTTTACAAGACAAGCAAAATAGTATGAAACCCTTTGGTAAAACTGCTTTCTATGATCCAGCAGAAGAATCCATTACGGTTTACACAACCGGTAGACATATGAAAGATTGTCTTCGCTCACTTGCTCACGAATTGGTACATCATTTGCAAAATGAAAGAGGTGATTTGATGGGGATGGGTGCCGCGGTGCCCGGGTACGCTCAAAAAAATCCGCATATGCGAGAAATGGAACGAGAAGCATATGAAAAAGGAAATATGTGTTTTCGTGATTTTGAAGATCGCTTGAAGAATCGATTAGAAGAAACTAATTATAAAGATAAAGACACTAAAGGAGAACAGAACATGTCTTACAAAAATTGGAGAAGTAAAGAATTTGGCGAAATGCTTATGGATAAATGGGGCTATAAGCCAAAAGAAAAATCATTTCTAAATGAGGCTCAAGGTACTGCTAGCTTAACTAAAGCAGACTATAAAACCGCTCAATTAGAAGAGGCACCGGAAGAGTTGGATGAAGAAGAAAAGGAAGATGCCATTGCAGAGGCTCACCCACAATCAACTGAATCTAAAGAAGCAGTTCTTGAAGATTTAGATGAGTCCGCACTTCGTGATGCTGTTCGTGATATTCTTGCTGAAATGTCCAAGGACAACTAATGAAAGTTGATCTAAGAAAGATGACTAGAGACTTTTTGATAGGAGAAGTTAAAAGCAATCCTACTGCTCGTGCTTATGTCGAGTCTGTTCTTCGTATCCTAGATGAAGTGCGACCAAAAAGTCAAAGAGAAAGTCGACAACTATCTGTTGCTCGTCAAAATTTACTTGAAATAAAAAGAGTTGTTAGGACTCTTGAGAATAAAATTTCACTCCTGGAAGAACAAGTGCGAGTGTTGGAGGAGGGTAAAGAATGAAAGTAAATAAATCAATTTTAAAACAACTTATTAGAGAAGTTATTGAAGAAGGAAAAGAAGATCACATTAGGGGCATTGCAGATAAAATAGATCGTTTGCGTAAAGCTTCTGATGATGCTCGCAAGGGTCTTGA